GTTAAGTTTCAACATTGCGATACGAGCTGCACGAAGCTTAGCTAGTGTAAGACCTGAAGGAGCAGATGATCCTGAAGCAACATAGTCACCACCGATACAGAAACCTTCTGTGTCAGGAGTAGATGATTCTTTAGAATCAACAACAAACTTACCTGTAGTAGTAATTAAGTTACCACCACCGACAGCTTGTCCTGCACCAACAGTTAATGTACCAACAGTGATCTTGTCATCACCTGCAGCAACGATACCAGCAGGAGATTCAGAACCTGATGTAGTCACAGCAGCGTTACCACCACCAACGAACTTAATCTCAGTAGTTCCATTCTTTCCTGTGAAAGCAGAACCATAGATTTTGTCGATGATGATATCATCAATCTTACGATTACCAGATGCAAGTAATGCTTGTGTATAAGCATTCATTGGATCAGTAGCTACACGTTTGAGATCTTTCTCATCAATGTATTTACCTAGTTCGTAATCTCTAAGACCGATGCGACGTCTGTCGTGATCGATATCAGATGTTGGGTTAGTGCCATAACGAGTTGTGGCGTCTTGCATAGCCTCAGCAATACCAATACGATCGAAGTATTGATACTCAGTGCTTTGACTTTCTGTTTCAAAATACGATTGCAGCTTTGACTCCGTTTGTTGGAAAGCTTGTTCAAAGCCTTCGCGGAAAGCGGCAACGTATGCTTTTTCAATATGATTCAAACCTGCATTAGTTCCACCAGTTAAACCTGTTGAATAGTTATTCGCAGATTCGTGTGGGGGATTAACAGTTGAACCGTAGGAGTATACTTGTCCTCCAACATTTTCGAGTGCCATAATATTTTATTAGTTTATATAATTAGAATTTGAATGAATAGTTTTGCGTTGAGCTACCCTTTCGGACTCTTCTAGTTATAACGTCAACCAACGGCTTTCCAAAGCTGTTACTGGACCAAAAAATAGGCTACCCAGTGTCTCCTAGATAGCCTATAATGAACTATATGTCAAGCAATACTAAGTCTTCTGTGGGTACAATTGACTATAAAGCTGTGCTCTTTTCTGCAGAATCTGCTCACGCTTCTGTCTATCACCTACTTTTAACTGAGCTGGATTACTTAGAATCAAGTCACTGTAATCCATATCAATTGATTGTAGTTGTGATTGTATACCCTGTACAGAGTTATTAAATGATCCAGGAATATTAGAACCACCTACTGGTAGTGTATCTCCCATCATACTACCTAACTTGTTAAACAACTTAAGTACACCTGGGTGATTTGCTAGTGCAGGATTCTGCATCAGCTCATTCAACTCTGGTATCTCTTGTGAGATAGCAGCGTAGGACTCTCTACTGTTTTGAATATTCTTATCAAAGTTATCACCCCACTCAACTGACAAAGCAGTTTTATAATCTTTGAGTTGTTGCTCAGCATCTTGGTTTGTTAACTGTGCACCTTCAACACTCATCTGTGCCCAACGTGCATACAGCTGATCGAACTGTCTTTGTGTTAGCCCCATCTCTCCTGCAAAGTCTACTAACTCCTGTATAGTCTCGTCAGCAAACTCAGGTATTTGTGTGCCCTCAGGAAATTCAGCAGGTAGCTTTACTTCTTCAGGGATTGCATACTCATCATTCTCTGGTCGTAACTTACCATAGAAGTCGTTCCAGTTTTCATCAGTCCAATCTTCTGTTGGAGCTTCTAATCGTTTACGACCAATTGTCTTTTGTGCATTTATAAATTGATCGGCTAATGAATTGAAATCTTTTGTCTGCAGTAACGCAGGGTTAGTTTTCATTTCATCAGGTAGCGTACTAAGAAATTGTTTATACGCTTCTTCTTGGTCACCTTGTGGTGGTTGTTGGGGTGGTTGTTCGTCTACAGCCTCAGGTGCTATTGGTGCTTCTGTTGCTGATAAACCACCACCTAATTCAACTTCAGGTTGTGCTTCTTCACTCATTACTATTTTCTAATTCTAATTTGTTTATTAATTTCTGAGGATCATCCTCAGCTATTAAAGTCAAAAACGTCATGGCGAGTCTGCGTCTGCCTTCTGCTTCTCTAAGTCGTTTGTCATCCTCATGGAAAACTGGCTTAGTGACGTGGCATTCACGAAGAAATACTTTGAAGAATCGTTTACCTTCTTCAGTTTCTAATATAGAGAGTAAGTCATCTCGCAACTTAACTCTCTCCTTAAGTTGGTCAAGGTTTCTAAGTTTCATTAAATGTTAAGTAGCTGTCCTACACCTTCAGGGTCAACAGCTCTAGCTTGTGCCACATCTTTCATAGCACCTGCTACTTGTGGAGCTGCTTGTGCTTGTTGCATGAGTTGTTGTTGCTCAGCTTCAGCACCCCTTTCTTCTTGTAATACTTCTTGTGATTTAATTACGGTTGGTGAAATATTTCTATACCTTGCATAGTCTTCGAACAACTCACGCTCATCAATTGCCTGCATAATCTCAGGCTTAACTTGAGCAAGCGGTGCTAGATCTCTTAAGAACGCACTGATGTCTGTAAGACGTGTCGCAAACTGTGACTGTGATGCAGGGCTTGTGTATGAAATTTCTAACTCAGCATTATCTAAGGAAGCTGGTGCTTCTGGTAGTTGATTGTTTCTTGATAACATTTCATACGTTATCTCGATTGCTGGTCCAAGATACTCAGTCTCCATTCTATTTAGTAACGGTGCTAACTGATTTAACATCTGTCCTCTTGTGTCTTGAATCTCTAACACAGACTGACGCTCTTTCTTTTCTTGTCTGATAATCTGATCAACAAAGAATGAACGATTGATTGTCTCTCTGTGCATACGAATCATGTCCATCATAAACTGAGGTTGGTTGCCTGCAAGTATAGGAGCAGGAGGATTGCTACCTGGCTCGTGGAACATAACTTGTCTAGATCCATACTTCATAGGAAGCATGATGCTATCTTCTTCTGCTGTAAGTGTTGGGAAGTTAAGATACTCTGATGAGATCAATACTTCTTTCACTAACTTATTTAAAACTCTGATTTGTGATAAGCATGTAAATGCTGGACCACGTCCATATACTTCATCAGCTAACTTAGACCAACGAGGTATTAGGAAAGGAAAGTAACTTATACCATCTTCTTGGATGGGTTCTTTTAATTGTGGAGACCAATAGGTAACTGTATACGGACGCTCTGATCCAATACGCCCACCCTTCTTAGCGTGCTTGTCTGTGCTAGGACACACAGTATAAACCAATTCATATTTATTATGTACTGATTTCTTTGCGTTGAATCCCTGCATGTTCTCAATGTCTGGGAACATTTGCATTAACTGTCTAGCAGTTTTAAAGCAACGATAGTATGCTGTGTCTACTTTACCGTGCATGTCGGTATCAAAGAACACATCTGCTAAAGGTCTAGCTCTAAAGTTTACCACACCATTCACATAAGATATCTGAACAGGTGATGTACCATACGCTCCGATATCTAAGAAACATTCATGCGATGCAGAATAGAACTGTGATTGTGGTAATGCGAACTCATGTAGTATTCTATCAGATACATTCTGTAGATAAGCAAGCTCCTCTGGTTGTAAGTCCTTTGTCTGTCTGTCCTTCACACGAAGATACATCCAACGATCAGACTTAGGTATTAAGTTGGACGCAAGTCCATTAGCAAACATCTGATTACACCACACAGCTGTGTCGTCGTAAATCTCACGAGAGTCATCCTTTTTATTTGGAGAGTGACCGTGATCAAACTCATTGGAGTTAGGACGCACAAACTTTTGTGAGTCCATAAACATAGTATCAAGATTAGATCTTAATATCTTTAACTCTTCGTATCGTTGCTTAAAATGCATTACTTAATTTTAGATCCGTAGCCCATAGCTTTTCTAGCTTTGACTTTAGTCCTAGCTCTAACTGCTTGTGACATACCTGTAATTCTTCCAGGTGAAACTGTCGCACTAGCCTGTGACGCTTGCTTCACTGCCTGCTTCGGAGCTGGTGCTGGAGGAGGAGGCGGTGGAGGAGGAGGGGGTGGTGGTGGTGGAGGAGGTGGCGGTTTTGGTGCTCTCATATAATCTATCCCATTTGTAAAATTTATATATCTCTGGTTTATCTTTAGATATATGTCGATATCGTGAAAATGCAACTCTGTCAAGTTTATATGGGGCTAAATCCATTAATAGCCTAATAGCATTGCGATCTCTAGATGCAGCGTAATTGACCAACCAGTACTTGCCTTGCTCATCTTCTTTGACCTCTCCTAATAATAAATAGTCAGGACCACTAAAGATATAGCGTTCGTCTGGTGCTCTGTAGTTTAGGTGCTCGTCTAGTAGATCCACGAACTTCCATCCCTTAGAATGGTATCGTACTACTGCTTCATCTACTAGTGACAACTCACCAGCTAACGGATGTAACGTCATATGTGTTTCTTCTTTTGTTTTCTTTTTCTAACTTAGGTGTTCGTAATCCTACTGCCATAGTACGGAAAGCATCTGCTCCGTGTGAATTAGAATCATGAACAGGAGTTTTTCTAAATACTTGTTTGGTAGAATCCCAGTCCTTGTGGTATCCTTTAAGTGCTTCTATCCCTCTTGCACACCCTGACTTACTGAACCAACACCTCGGTAGTAGTGCTCTCACTGCGTCGATACCATCTATAACTGGTAACTTCTTAACTGGTGTAAACTTTAATCCCATACTTCTAGCTATCTCCATACGACTCTTACCTGTACCTAACTCTCTTACTTTAATATCATGTGGGGCGTAATGTTTACCATACATTGTATCAGTCATGACTGCGTACCTGTTCAGCTCTCTAGCATAGTGAGGTAAACCCTCCCCACTATTCTCATAATAGTGGACAAGGCGTATCTCATTATTATACAGTTGGAAGAACCATATAGTTGTGGCGTCATCCATACCAAGATCCCACGCTGTGTGCACTGGGAGTAATGGCTCAGGCGAGATAGTATCTAGCATTCTCTTTTGTTTATACGCCTGTGATATGTATGAACCATAGTAGCTTCCTTCTACTGGTGTCTTAAACGAACACATGTATTCAGACTGGAAGCGTGCCTCATTGTTCAGTTCATCTCTAGCTTTGCGAAGATCGTCAGGTGATATAGCTTTCGTATCCTTGACTGATAGGTGGCTACTATACCACAATCCATCAGACTGAGCTTTTAATAATATCTTATAGAAGTGATTCTCACCACGAGGCGTACCATTAAACAATGCCCACCCTCCGTTCTCTGCTAAGATAGGATTGATCAACTGCCACGCAGATGGATCAGAAATACTATACTCAGAAAATACTACACCAACAGGATTAGCTCCCACCATTTTATCTGGGTCGTCAGAACCCATGAGTTGTATGACGCTACCATTCTTGAGATGAATCCGCATCTCTTGTTCGCTCTTCCGCTCGACTAACTCTTTAGGAAAGTAATCAATGAACTTCTTACCTTCACCTGTCATACCATTCCAAACAATACGACGTGCCTGATTACCATAGGGCAAGACGTACCAGTATGTACCAACACGCTGTAGTGCTTTGATGGCTACGATGTTCACACAAGTAAGATCCTTACCTGCACGACGATGCCATGCGACAACGGCTCTAAGTCCTTTCTTGTCTTGAGTCATATACTTAAGGAGTGGTAGCTGATAGTCTCTAGGCTCCCATCCCTGTGCTGGAACTTGTACTTGTGTCATTCTTCTTCTTCGTCTACTTCCTGCTCTGATTCCCAAATAACATCCAACATGTCAGTCCTACCCTCCATGTCTTCATGTGTTTCTTTGATGAGCATTCTACCAACTCTGAAATTTGAATAGTCATAAAATAAATCGCCATCGTCGTCCATTACGATGAACATGTAATTACTGAAGTGCTCTCCGAGATTCCCTCGGACTCTGTCGAATAGTTCATCATGATCTTCAGTTATCGCCATCTTTCTCTTCTTCGCTTAAAAATTCATCGTAGCTTTCTTCTACTATGACCTCTTCGGCTGGTTTGGCAAGGTCAGACTTAGCGACTTTAGAAAAATCTACTGTCATGATCTTCATCTCTGCTTGGAGTGTACCCTGTACATCGACACTCTTTAGCTTAGGCTGAGTGAAGCTGGCAAGCTCTTTCCATATAGCAATCTTATCTTTCTTTGCTACATCTGGATCTTCAGTATATGTCATTAGCTCCTCGATAGGATTGATCCCACGTTCGGCAAACATAGCTAGTAATGCTTTGCGTTGCTCTGCTGGCGTCGGTGCTTTTGCCATTGTTTCAAGGAACTGTTGCTTTATAGCAAGTTCGTTCTCTACTTTAGCCAGATCCTTCTGGGCTTGTTTCATGTCTACCTCTGCTTTCATACGCTTACGATGACAGCGTGATCGTTTAGCTGCCTGTTGCTTCTGAACTTGTTTAGGGACACCTGCTGCGTTAGTTCTTTTATCTGCCACTGTGTAATCTATGTATTACTTGAGACACAATGTCAAGAAGAATCCTGACACTTATGTCACCACTATGTCGGTAGTTTTACTATGGGTGGCAGTTACTAACATATATGAATATAAAGGGTTTACGAATATCCTGTCACTTATGCCACTTATTTTACCCTATTGCAAAAAATATTTTAAAGTCTACGAAAAAAGTGTCATACCTGTCAGGATTGACGTAAGTCGTTGATAATCCTTAAAGTTAACAACTGACACCTACCCCCAATAAAGTGTCAGGGTGCTGTCAGGACTGTCAGGAATTGGCAAGAATTTACATGCTAGTAGGGACTGTGTTACGTCGACCAAGCCGATTTCCCCCATTGGGGGGGTGTACCACACGATTCTAGGATATCCGAGTCACATTTTGCAGGGTCCTTCGGACTTCCTGCTCATGTGCCTAC